AACTGGGCGAGGACTACCAAAAACTCGACCCAAAAGAGGCTGCATCCAAGATCAAAAATCTGAATCCTGACGAGAAAGAGGCGTTCCGTCTTGGTGTGATTGCTGACGTCAACAGCCGCCTGGGCAACTTCAAGGGCGGCGACTTCAGCAAGCAGATATTCAAGTCAGAAAACCAGAAGTTGCTGCTCAGAAATGCCTTCCCAGATCAGGCTTCGTACACGGAGTTTTCTCAGTACGTCAAAGGCTTGGGCCAGCAAAACATCACCAAGCAGCGAGTGCTTGGCGGATCGCGGACAGATGAAAACAGGGCTGTGCGCGACGAAGCAAGCCTGCTTGGCTCGGTGGCAGAAGGTGTGGCAACAGGCAGCCCAATGGGCCTGATCCGCGCTGGTGGCCAGGCCTTGCTGTCAAGGGCTAGGGGCATCAGCAGCGAAACGTCTGAGGCACTGCAAAAGCGACTGTTCAGCGTTGATCCAATTGAACAGTCAGCAATTCTTGCTGAACTAAATCGCCGGATGATGCGGCCAAAGACAGGCTTGCTCACTGGTGCAGCGGCTGTTGGCTCTGCCACCGGCATCTTGGGAGATTGATTTGAATGAACTGCTTCGACTTCTTGGCAGCATTGCACCCACTCTTGCAACTGCTGTTGCTGGCCCCTTGGGGGGCGCTGCTGTATCAGCTATTGCTCGACGTCTGGGAGTAGAGGATACCGTCGAGGCGGTGACGCAGGCCATCGCTGCTGATCCAGATGCCGCGCTGAAGCTGGCGCAGATCGACTTGGAGACGCTGCGGGTCGAGCACGCGAATACCGAAAACGCTCGAGCCATGCAGATCGCTGCGCTTCAGCAGTCTGACATCTTCTCCAAACGGTTCACGATGTACTTGACCTCGTTCTGGAGTATTGCTGCGGCGGTGTACATTGGCTTCATCACTTTCTCAATAATCCCAGAACCAAACGTCAGGTTCGCAGACACCATTCTTGGTTTCATACTTGGAACTGTTGTAGCAACCATGCTCAATTTCTGGTTTGGTTCCTCGATTGGCTCGAAGGAAAAAGATGCGCGAAAACTTTGAGAAAAGTCTGGCCGAGCTGCTCAAGCACGAAGGGGGTTTCGTCAATCACCCGTCCGACCCAGGCGGCGCTACTAACCTCGGCGTAACGCAGGCCGTCTGGGAGGACTGGATTGACCGCGCAGTCTCAGAGGAAAACATGAAGGCGCTGACGCCCAACAAAGTTGCCCCGTTGTACCGTGAGATGTACTGGGACAGGATCAAGGGCGACAAACTGCCCAGCGGCGTGGACTACTGCGTGTTTGACGCTGCGGTCAACAGCGGTGTGTCTCGCGCAGCCAAGTGGCTGCAAACGACTGTTGGGGCTGTTGCCGATGGTGCTATCGGTGAGCAGACGATGAAACAGGTGCTGTTGACCAACCCCCAAATGATCATCGACAAGTACAGCTCCAACCGACTTGCGTTTCTTCAGCGGCGCGAAACCTGGCCGACGTTCGGTAAAGGTTGGGAGCGCAGGGTTGAAGAAGTCCGCGTCACCGCTCTGAAGATGTGTGGCGGCTGATACTGCTCCTGCTGGCAGGCTGCGCTAGTCCTCCAGAGGAGGACGATCTTTGGTACTGTCAGGAGCAGGGTCAGTTTCTGGTTTGCGTTCCACAACGCTCCATCGATGTCCACTCTGGCACTCGAACCGCCGGTATCGCCCCCACGGTCGAGGGCGAGACTCCTTGACCTTGGCGTGCCTGCCGCACTCAGGACATTTGATCACGCCAGGCTTTCAGTACAGTCTTCAAGTCTACGCGCAGCGCGTCGATCTCTGCCCGTTGAGTCTTCAGTCTTTCGTTCGCTTCGTTCGCAAACCATACGAGCGACTCATGATCCCAAATTTCAAAGTTGGTCGGTTTTTCTTCTGCCGGATTCATGCGCGTAGTTTCGGATGTACAAAGTTAAAGACACAACGTCGCTCCTGACTGATGAGGGGATAGGCGTCGGCACGGTGTAGCCAACTGCGGCCAAGGCACCTAGTACGATGCCCTCGGCCTTCTCTGGCGGCGCGTCCTCGGTGAGCATTGCCACCAACATACAACGTCTAAAAATCAGCATACCATCAACCCTATGATAAGGGTGGCAAGCAGCACGGTCACGCTCACGGCCAGCCAAAACATCCACGATTCGGCGGGGTCATCGTCGTAGATGTAATCGTCGGTATAGGGGCCAAACGCTTCCTGTAGCGTTCTTGGGTGTTTATGGTTCATTGATAATTCTCCTAAACTTACTCAATTTGTTCCCCACATGATCTCGCTGTTATGCCCCGCCACCTCTTTATGCGCCGCCCACTTGCCTGCCTTCTGCGCCGACTCATGCGGGAACGCAGGCCAGCTCCACAGCTCGCCATCCCACCACCTGTAGGCGTTGTTCCAACTGGGAGAACGGATTCTCCATGCCGGATACCAGCCCGCTTCAGGCGGTTTTCCCTTATTCCACTTCATTTCTCAGTTCCTCAATTTGTTGTTTTGCATCTTCAAACCCTTTGGCCACCAACACTTTGTAAAACAGGCCTCGTAAGTGCAAGTGCATCAAGCCCTGCTCAGGGCTAAGACTTCCGCCCTTGGTGCGCTTCATCTCGATCCAAGTCTCCCAGGCTGGCACAAACAGGTCTGGCACGCCCTTCACAACACCTTCGGCCTTGAGGCGTGAGGCGGTGGCTGGTGACCTAGCCCCGCCGTTGGGGATGGCAAATATAAGCGTTGCCGGATAGGTCTGGCGAAACCATTGCACAAACTCCCGCTGTTCTTCGTGTTCAGTTTTCATTCCATTCCTTTTTCAAAACCCTGAAAAACTTCCCGTCCTTTTTATACTTGATCTGAACTGGTGGATTGCCTTTGCTTAACTGCGCTGCCAAACTGCTGAGATTGTCTACATTCATGCCGACAATCTTGGCTCGGTCTGCGATCTTAATCACTTCCTTCATGGCTCGCTGGCCTGCATAACCCTCATGCAAGACCGGAAAGTATTCGGTCACCGCAGGGTCGCTTAGTCGACCGTAATACGACACGGCCAGCATCATTTTGCCGCTGGCTAGGCTGGTGTGTTCTCTCCACTTCCAGCCGGTCAGAACCATCTCGGTGCCGTCTAGGCCCATGATGTCGTCCTGGCACAGCTTGAGCTTCTTCGCCTCCGGCTCGGGAAACGGAGCGCCGCAGGCTGGGCAGACCTTGGCGCTGATGGGACACAACTCATCGCAGTTGTCGCAGACCTTCACCGGCGCTTCGCCGTTGCCGTCGCCTTGCTTGCGAGGCGGCGTTACAGCGGTGATCGGGCCGTGAGTGCCAACGACGCCTGCAAAGTCCAGCACCAGACAGTCTTGCTTGCCGGGGCTAGGACGTAGCCCACGGCCTGCCATCTGGACGTACAGGCCAGGGCTCATCGTCGGGCGCAGCATGGCAATCAGGTCGATGGCGGAATGGTCAAAGCCGGTGGTCAGCACGTTGGCGTTGGTCAATGCCTGCAACCTACCGGCTTTGAAATCAGCCAGCATCGTCTCGCGTTCCAGTTTTGGCGTCTCGCCGGTCACGCACGCAGCCTTGATGCCGCGCTCTTGCAGCGCCTCGCAGACGTTCTCAGCGTGCGCTACCCCAGCACAGAAAAACAGCCACGCCTTGCGGCCTTCTGCGCGGCTGATAACCTCATCCACCACCGATTGATTGAGGTGGTCGGTGTTGACTGCCGCTTGCAGTTCCGATTCGACATATTCGCCGCCCCGTTTGTGTACGCCATCGACACTTAGTTTGGATACGGTGATTTTGGATCGCAAAATCGACAGATAACCCTTGTGAATCAACTCTTCGATCATCACCGGCTCAATCAAACCGTGAAAAAGCGCAGGCTCGTCGGTGATCATCCCGTGGCCTAGACGATAAGGCGTAGCAGTTAGTCCTATTACCCGCAGCGCCGGGTTAATGAGCTTGAGTTGGGCCAACAATGTGCGGTAGCCGCCTTCGTCCTTGTGATTAATTAAATGACATTCATCAACTAAAACCAAATCGATATGCCCCAGCAGGCCAGCCTTGCGCCGCACCGACTGAATTCCAGCAAACGTGATTGGCTCAATCTGACGCTTGTTGAGGCTGGCGCTATAGATGCCCAGCGGCGCATCGGGCCAATGCTGGAGCATCTTCTCGGCGTTTTGCTCAATCAGCTCCTTGACGTGCGTGAGCATCAAAATGCGCGTCTCGGGCCAGTTTTGCAGGGCGTCCTTGCAAAGCGCAGCCACGATATGCGACTTGCCTGCCCCAGTTGGCAGCACTACGCAAGGGTTGCCGGTGTTGCCCGCTGAGAACCAGGCATACAGTTCGTCGATGGTGCGGCGTTGATAGGGGCGGAGTTCAATATCATTCCAGCCCCAAACTTAACTGACTCAGCCGACTTTGCTGCAATGCTTCGTACTCTGGATTGAGTTCACATCCAAGGTACTGCCGCCCAAGGTTTTGGGCCACTTGCGCCGTCGTTCCACTGCCCATAAAAGGGTCAAGCACAATGCCGCCAACGGGTGCGCCAGCAAGGATGCAGGGTTCAATCAAGTCTGACGGGAAGACGGCAAAGTGTGCGCCAGCGTAAGGCTTGGTGGTGACTGTCCAGACGCTGCGTTTGTTTGCCATGCCATCAGCACCAAACACTCGCTCACCTTTACTAAACCTATCTCCTTTTGAGTAATCTGCTTGATAACCTTCAGCATTTTTATCTCTTGTTTCTGGCTCACCCTTCAAAGGCTCTTTAATTGCCGCATGATCATAGTAATACTTCTGCGATTTACTCAACAAGAAAATGTACTCATGCGCCTTGGTGCATCGGTCTTGCACACTTTCAGGCATGGGGTTTGGCTTGTGCCAGATGATGTCTTGTCGCAGATACCAGCCATCGGCGCGGAGGGCAAAGGCCAGCATCCAAGGGATGCCAATTAGGTCTTTGGGTTTTATGCCGTCAATTTTTATTGCCTTGCCGCCACGCCCTTCTGCCGCTTCTTTTGACATGATGTTAGGTTTTGTGCCTTGACCGCCTGACCCGTTGTAACTATCTCCGATGTTCAGCCACAGCGTCCCATCATCCTCCAGCACATCCCACACGCAGCGGAACACCTCAACCATTGCCTTGATGTAAGCCTCTGGTGTTTCTTCAAGACCTATTTGCCCATCGTGCCCGTAGTCCCGAAGACCATAGTAAGGTGGGCTGGTCACGCAAGTTTGCGCTTTGATGCCCTGCTCTTTCCAGCGGCGCATGGTTTCTCGGCAATCGCCAAATTCAATTTTGTTCACCACGGCTCCTTGGGCAACCACGAGGCAACCGTTTTGGCTGGATTGTTTTTGTCTGCCAAATATTCCTTGTAGGTCTTCGTAGCACCATACTCAGGGCGTTGCCACTGGTGAAAGCTGCATTTAGGCATCTGCCCTTCCAGCTTCACGCTCCAACGAGAGGCGCAACCAGCCACACTGCACAGCAGGCTTGGGCCATCGTTGATGGGTTCGTCTTTTTTAAAATTAGTTAGAGCCATGATATTTACCCTCAATTATTTTTGCAAAATTGCTTGGCTTGAGAATCCATTCGAGGTCAGCAGTGAAGGCTCGACCATCCTTGCCGTTGACCTTGCCGACCAAAAACCGGGATTTTTGGATGTGACCAAAGAAGTCATTGAACCAGTCCAGAACAGCCCCGCCGTTGGTTGGCTTGTCCTTGCTCAGTTCTGCGGCTACCTCCCGCCACCGCTGTCTCAGGTAGCCCTTGCGGGCATCGTTCCACACCTCTACCCGGCGCAGGGTAGGCAACTGCTGGTGGTACAGGTCAATGACTGCTTGGTGTTGACAATCAGGCAATTTGTCCGCAGGTTCACCGTCAGGTGGACAAATATTGGTATTTACTTGGTTATTGGTTATTGGTTCTTGGTTATTGGTTAGTTGAACGTCCGTTTGAACGTCCGTTGGACGGGCGTTATACCTTCGTTCAGCAGAAGCCTTGCCAGCACGCGATGCTTGGTCAACCTTTGACCTGTAGTGTGCAATTTCTTTGTCGGCGCGATTGCTTGTCCAGCCCTCTTCGCCAAGGACGAAGAACTCTTGTAGAACCATGCCCACCTCCTGCTCGTGTTCCCGTAAACCTATCTGGCGTGCAACGGACGTTACACCGACGTTCAGCGGGCGTTCACTAAGATAGTAGGCATCAAGCAGGCGACGATAGGCAATGTCTTCGATGGGCGACAGATGCCGAGTGTGACTGACATAGTCACCGATATTAAACTGGTAGTAGTGCATTGACAACCTTACGTTCTAGGTCAGTCGTTACTGAGGGTGGGTCTGGCAGGGCGGTAACGAATCGCCTTTTCCCCCGCTAAGGGTAGCCGTGCCCAATTCTATCATACTGCTTTTTTGGGCCTGCCGCCAAGTTTGCCCAACTTTTTGTTGACGGCAACCTGCCTTGAGTACCGGGCAATTTCTTCGTCACAGCGGCCATTGCGGTAGCCGTCAACCCCTTTGGTGAAGAATTCTTCCAGCACGATTTCGGTGATGTCCAGATCAAGTTTGATTTTTCTGGCAACCGCTTCGGTATCCAAAGGGATTGGCTTTTCGCTGATGTAGTACAAATCCAACAGTCTGCGGTAGGCCAAGTCCTCGGCATCCGACAGGTGCGTGGTGTGGGTGAGGTATTCGCCCAGATAAAATTTGTACCAAATCATTTTGCTGTCTTTCCAAAGATGTCGGGCCGCAGGTCAGCCCTCTTCACTTTCCTGCCAGTCCGCACTTCAATGTCGCGTGCCAGTTCTGGGCTGGGCAGTTGTCGCCCTGTCACCACCAGCGAGAACCAAGTCTTGCTGATGCCCAGCTTGCGGGCCATTGCGATCATCGACCCCCTTGGCTTGTCCTTAAAAAATTCTTGAAGCGTCATTGGGTTCCTTTGTGGTTAAGCGTATGTTACACTAAAAAAAATAGTTGTGCAAGATAAAATTAAACGTGGTACACTAGCCCCTGTTTAACATGAAAGCGAACCATGCACGACAAAAGTGAAATGCACGAACTCATGCTGGAAAGAATGCAAATGCTTGAGGAGGCTCTGGAAAGGGCTGAGGCAGGCACTGCTAGTGGGGACGACTGGAACATCATCCGCAGTGAATGCGGGGTGTCCAAGCGGCCAATTGTGACCTTAGAAACTGTATCAATCAGGAGCGAATCATGGGACTAATAGCGAAAAACAGCGGCGGCGGCGGTGGATTTACCCCCGTCCCGACGGGGATGCATCTTGCACGATGCTACCGAGTCATCGACTTGGGAACTCAAAACTCAACCTTCCTTGGAGTCGTCACCAAAAAGCCCAAGGTGATGTTTCAATTTGAAGTTTGGGGGGAGGACGATGCAGGCAACTCCATTGTCACGGCCAAGGGTGAGCCGATGTCAATCAGCAAGAACTTCACCCTCTCGCTAGTCGAGAAGGCAACTTTGCGCAAAGACTTGCAAACTTGGCGGGGGAGGGAGTTCACTCAGCAAGAACTCAATGGCTTTGAACTCAAGAACGTGCTTGGCGTGTGGGCGATGATTTCGGTCATCAAAGCGATGGGCAATGACGGCAATGAGTACACCAACATTTCGGCCATCATGCCCGTACCCCTTGCCATCAAAAGGGGGGGTATGCCTCAAGGTCACAACGACCTGAAGGAGTTCTCAATCGACGAGCCTGACATGGAACTGTTCAGCACCTTCAGCAACGGCCTCAAGGAGAAAATCCAGAAGTCGCCAGAGTGGCAGGCACAAGGCAAATCTCCCGCTAGAAAGCCTATCAACACAGGTTCGGGCTTTGATGACATGGACTCGGATATTCCCTTCTGATCATGAGTACATTCCCTCGCGCAAGGTCAACTGACCCAAGTACAAGCCACGACGCTGCTGACCAAGCCAGTATCCTTGCTTTTCAACACTACGAACAAATCCTTGCCTGCCTTCAGCGGTATGGCGCTTTGGGCAAGGATGGTATTGCCAAGCACTCTGGCTTAGAAAGCAATCAGGTTGCCAGACGAATGTCAGAACTACATCGGCTTGGGCTGGTGCTGTTAACTGGGCGCTTGACTAAATCCAACTCAGGTAGGTCAGAACGCGAATGGCGTTTTTGTCCTGTGCAAGTAAATCTTTTATGAGAACCAATAAATGACACTGACCATTCCAGCGATACGAGCCAGTGAATCCAATCACTGGTACACCCGAGACGGTGTGCCGATGTACACCGTGGAGGCTAAAAAGGGCGGACAGCGCAACACGACCTTGCGTGATGCACGAACCATGAACTTGGTTCCTAGCGTCACTACAATTTTGAGCGTTGCAGCAAAACCCGCCTTGACAGCTTGGCTTCAGCAACAGGTCTTGCTTGCTGCCCTCACCCTCCCGCGTCGAACAGACGAGCCTGAAAAAGAGTACGTCGACCGAATCATCAACGACTCAAAAGAACAAGGTCGTTCAGCGGCAGATGCTGGAACTGACATTCATGCATCAATACAGGGACACTATGAAAACAGACCATCAGGCAAACACCAAGAGAGTGTCAGCGCCTGCACCCAAGCAATTGACAACCATTTCGGAACACGGGTTTGGGTTTCCGAACGCTCGTTTGCACACGACCTCGGTTTTGGCGGTAAGTGCGATTTATTTTCTGGGAAGTGGGACGACGGCATTGTCATTGACATTAAAACAAAAGAGTTCACCGACCCCGCAAAGGTCGATGGCTACGACGAGCATCTGATGCAACTCTCAGCCTACCGAGTTGGTCTAGGCATTCCCGAGGCACGTTGTGCTAACGTCTTTGTCTCTCGTAGCGTTCCTGACCTAGTCGTGGTGAAGGAGTGGAGCCTTGAAGACCTTGACCGTGGTTGGGAGATGTTCGTGAACCTCCTGCAATTTTGGCAACTTAAAAACTCTCACAAATAATGAAAGTTGTACAGGTTATCCGAACTACCTGTTTTAAAGTTCGGAACAATGGAGATAAAACCCATGAAAAATGAAATTGAAAAAGCAATCAAGTTGCTGTCTGAAAAAGTAGATGGAAAAATAAAGAGTGAGGATGCTTTGCGCTTTACTCAAGCTGCGCTGAATCTTGCCCATGTTCTTGCGACATTGGACAACATTAAAAATTAAAAGGAATGCCCCTTCGGGGGCATCAAGGACTAAAAATGTTAAGTGAAGAAACCATCAAGCAAATCTTCTTTCAGAGCGACCGCCCCCGCAAAGACCCGCTGATTGGGGATGAGGTAGACATCGTGCAATTTGCGCACAACATTGAGTTGTTTGTTGAGGTGGAATTTTCCCGCAGGGAACACGCCCGTTGCGTTGAGATTGTCAAACAGATGAATCGCGCAGTGGGTGAGGCTTTAGAGAACCAGAGACCGGGGTAATCATGGACATGAGCCTCATCATTAAATTGGCAGAACAATTTGAAGAGGGTAGTCGAGACCCACAGGCAATTTTGGCTTTTGCTTGCATGGAAGCCTACCAACAAGGGTTTGATGAGGGCGTAGAGCAGGGAGAAAAGCAGATAGCGCAAACCCAGATGCTTTTGATGTGTACCTCTGGACACGCATAAAAAAGCCCCCCGATTAAGGGGGGGCAAAAGGAGAGTGGCAACTGCTCCTCGAAACTTATTGCTGTGGTGGTGGGTTCTCTTTGGTGAGACGATTGTAAATATCACGCCCACCCAAACCAACAAGGCCAGCCAAGCCAGCCCTGCGTACATTCCGCAACGGCTTACCCACTGGGGGTACTAGCATCGCACCCGCAGAACCAGCCTGTAGAGCCTTTAAGACGCCTTCGCTGGTGTCTCCAGCCTTGAACCGCTCCATCGCCTCTTGGTAACTCATGACGCCAGCCGCGCCAGCTAAAGCGCCCAAGCCTGCACGGCCAACAATTCTTCCAGTATTCACGGTGAATTTGCCAGCAGGGGTTGTCGGTTCTGGCGCACGACGCAGTTTTCGTTGAGCCAATTCGGCGTTTGTTTGTGCTTGGGTCACTGCACGTTGCAGCGGAGCCGTTGTCCTTCTTTGTTCAGCAAGGACGTTAAGCTGTTGACCAGCTTGCGCACGTTCTCGCTGAATTCGGTCTAATTCCGCTTGAAGTCGCTGACGTTCCTGCTCCTGCTGTTGCGCAAAAATTGCTTGCTGGTTTTGATTTGTTTCAATGCGTTGTTGAATTTCGGCGTTCTGGGGGTCGGCAAATTCTCTTGGAAGGTACAACTCACCCGGCCCTTTTTCGCCAGTAAGTGTGTAATCAGACATTCCCAAACCAGCGGCTTTTCGTTTTCCTTCGTTGAAGACGTCAACAATGTCGTGAGCGCCTTTGCCATGCCCTTCGCTGTGACTCATGTCAATTGCTTGGCTTGCCAAATTAAAAGGCACGCGCTCATTTGCAAACGCTTGAACGGTGTTGTAAGGCGCACCAGCACCAGCAATTTTTCGTGACTCGACCTTCAATTGCTCTGGAGAAACCACAGGTTCAGGCGCAGAAGCAGACGGCATTCCTTTGAGCCTTGAATTCAACAATTCTTGCTCGTTCTTTATGCGATCAAGTTTATCTTGACTTTCCCTGTAAGCATTCTCAAGGTCGCCGGGGCGGTGGGCGCTGGCATTCTCTAAATTGTGGCGTGCCAATTCCAATTTATCTCGCGCAGAAAGGTTGGCTTCTTCTGCTGAAGAGAGGATTGGCTTGGCAAACATGGGGCCAGCCAAATTGATGGCCGCACCCGTTAAAGCTGCTTCTGCTGGTTGAATATCGTTGGCAAAATCTTTTGCTTGCTCAAGCAAAGTTTTGGGCGGTGGAGGAGGCTTGTTCTTATCCGCTTCCGCTTGAATTAGAGCCTGTGCCTCTTGTTCTTTTTTAAGTTTGGCTGCTTCTGACTCGTAATTTGCAAAACGACTTGGTTGTTTTGTAGCGCCAATTAGGCCAGTCTCTGCGTCATTGTCCAAATCAAAGTTTTGTGAAACACGCAAAGAATATTTGTGCGTTTCTGGCTTCAAAGACATGATTGCGTCGTCTGGATTGGCGTCGTATTGCTTGATAAATTCAGCGTTTGCTTTTGGGCTGGCGTTATACATTGCCACGGCAATGCGCGGGCTTTTGTATTTGGTCAACAAGTCTTTTAGAATAAAAACGCCGCCTTTGATGTTGCTGTCTTCATCATCAGGGTCAATGTCTGCGCCTAAATTTTTGTTGTACAAACGAGCCGTGTCAGGCATGATTTGCATGAGACCACGCGCCCCGGCACGGGAGGTTACAACTTTTTCACCGTCGTAGTGATTGAACTTTCCAGCAGTCTCCGCCTCCGCAATTGCAATAGCAAACGCTGGATTCACGCCTTGGCGCTCTGCCTCTGCGGCAATCTTAATTACCACTTCTTGCTGAGGTTTTGACAGTGCGTTAAATTTTTTCTCATTCATGTTTTAACCCCCACGTTCTTTTTGCAGACGCCTTAATTTTTCTGAATAGGTTTCTTTCTTTTCAGTAATAATATTGTCTGGCTTTGGTGCGGCTGGTGTTACGGCTGGTGTTACGGCAGTCGGTTTCGGCGCAGGTGTTGCTTGCGCAAGCATCCAGTTATAGATAATTTCCTTGGCAGCATCAAAATTGTTTGATTCGTAATCTTCTTTTTTTACTCTACCAATAATGATATTTTTCCCATCTTGCGTAACTTGAACATCGCCATTAGACCGAAGTTCTGGACTCAACACTCTCATTTGTTTTTGTGTATCCGTGAGTGCAGGCGCGGTACTTGAAGGGGCCGCAGAGGGAGCAGGTTGCGGAGCAGGCCTTGGAGGGGCCGCAGGAGGCGCAGATGCCGCAGGGGCCACAGGAGGTGCGGAAGCCGCTGGTGCTGGAGCCGCAGGAGCCGCAGGAGCCGCAGGAGATGGCAGAGCCGCCGCTGGGGGCTTCCTCTTGGGCGACAACAAATCCAAGTTCTCTTCACGCACTCTGTCAAGCGTTTTCTTGTATTCTGACTTGAGAGACTTGTAGTCATCATCAAGCATAAAGTCGTTGTAGGTATAACCGGGCTTCTTGCTTCTTGGAACCCACAATTTGAAGCGTTCTTCGTCAAACATACTTTGTAGCTTGAGTGCTTCTGACTTGAGAATAACAGCGCGTTGGCTGTCTGTTGGCAAAGCGTAGATGGCTCCAAGCAGTTTGGTTTCGTAGTCGGAGGTAGAACCTTCGCCCGGTGTCCTGTTCAACTGACGACCACGCGACTGCAACTCAGCATATTTCTGAGCAAACATTTGCAAAGCGGATAAATCTTCGCTGCTGAGGTTTGCTTTAAGCAAAGTGTCGGCTGGAAGGCTGACGCTGTAATTACCAAACTTAATTCCTTCTTGCGCTGCACGAGCAACTGCGCCAAAGACGCCGGGTATGTTCATTGCCTGCAAGATTTTTGGATTGTTCTTTGCGTACCCAATCATATCATCTGCGGTAGTTATGTTTGCAAATGCTACATTCGCCTGCGTTACCATCGTAGTAGCCTTTGCCTCAGCATCTTTTGACCTTGATTGGGCCGTTTCTGTTTCCCCGGCTTGTTGGACGGCAATAGGCAATTTGCCTCGTGCAATGTCTATATCTCTTTGCACCTCAACTACGGCTTTGCCAGTGGCAATAGCAATTTCTTCTGCTCTTTTTATCAGTGAAAGTTGTTCCGCTTTATATAGTTCACCCGGCATAAGTTTCTGTTGCTCATTATATTTTTGTTCTGTTACCAATTCTTGGGCGGTTTTTGCAATCAAGCTGTTGTAATCTACGTTGGAAATTTTTTGTCCTATTCCATTTTTTCCAGCCAAGATACGAGCCTGCTCTTGCTCTATCCAACCCTTTCTGTTGTAATATTCAAGTAACGCTTTTTCGTCTCCAGTATTAAAATATTCTTGTAACTTGGCTTGGTACTCAGCGTACTCTGCTGCGTTCATTTCGCGCTCAGTGCGTTGACCGCGAGGGACGACCTTGCGTTTATCTTGGGCTAATTTTGCTCGTTCAACATCAAGTCTCTCTTGGTCGATGCGGTTTTTTACATCGGTTTCTTGAGACCTACGCATTTCTTGCAAGGTAGGAAGTATCTTGGGATTGATGCGACTCGCCATCAGCAACACTTCGTCGGTAACTTTTATGCGTCCTTGGGCGGCTGCACTCAACACTTGCTGGGGGTTTTGACCAGCAGGAGCGCCAGAGGCAGGAGGAACGCCAGCAGCAGTAGGAGCGACCATAGGTGGCATTGTGCGGCCAGCCTCGCCGGGAGCCTGCGTAATAGGAGCAGGAACACCAGAAGGAGCGGCAGTTCTTCCCATCAACTTATTAACAAAGGCATCACCACCCAACTGCTGGCGGAACTCCATCTCTTTGCCAGCCAGTTCCATCTCCAGCTTTTGGCTCTCTCTCTGGCGAAGCATTTCCTTCTCTGCCTCTACTCCAGCGTTCTCTGCGGCATATCCCAAGGACTCGCCAAACGAACCCGTCTTGGTGGGTTTTAAGAAGCCTGCGGCGGTCTGCATCAGGACAGGGTCAAACATCCTGTTCTTGCGATTGTCTAATCCTTCGCGAAGACGCAAGAGAATATTGTTCATTGCCTCGCGTTGGTCGCTCAGGTCGTCAGTAACCGAATCTTTTAACCCAGTTGCATCTGACTGAATCTTTTCAATGTTTTCAGCCTGTACTGCGCCTGCGTCAAACTTACCCCCACCTTGCTGTGGTTTCATTTGGTTTAGTGCGCCCTGTGCTGGAATTGCCATTATTTACTCCACTAAGTAGCCATCGACATCGTAAAAATTTCCGTTGCCGTCGTGATATTCTGAGCCAGAAGGAGCCATGCCGCCATCGGCAAGACGGACGCCATTGCTAATTTCTCCTCCATTGGCAACAGGTTTACCGCCTCTGTCGTAATAGGCTTTTCTGGCATTTGCTTCTGCGATTGACGCCTCTTTTGCCGTAGAGTCTGGAAACAACGAAGCAAACATAGTACCCAAGCCAGCAATCTGCGAAAGCGGACTGTTGGCGTAGCCCTCGGAGCCAGTCGTCTGCATAGTTTTGCCCATAGGCATTTGATAGCCTTGGAGCAACTTGGCAAACTGCTGCGACTGGGCCATTGGGTAGTCGAGCAACTTCTGGCCTTGAGCCTGCTGTTGAGAGCCGTAGTCGGACATGGTCTTCAGACCAGCCAAACCTAAACCTTGTTGGGCTTGGCCCAAGTTCTCAAAGGCTTGACCAGACTGTAGGGCGCGAGTCAAATCATTTTGGGCAAATGTTCCAGCGTCTTTGTAACCCATCTGGAGGGCTTGCATCTGTTTGCCAAGCAAGTCAGCCTGAATGTCGCGCAAAGAGTTCCCAGTAATCTGAGACTGACGACGCGAACCAAACTGACCAGAGCCAGCCGCTGCCGCGCCAAGGTTTGGCAGGATGTTTTCCTGAACATTACGTTGAGTCAAGCGACCCATCTCATCCACCACACTTGAGGTGTAGGGGTTCATGTAGTCAGCAATGACATCAGGAACCGTTGTAGCGCCCGCCTCGCCCAGCAATTGAGACGCTGCACCCATAGACCCCGCGCCAGCAAACGCGACGTCTGGAGCCATCTGGAAGGCTTGCTGCTGCAAAGGACTGAAGCCAGCTACACCGCCCTGCTGGACAGCGTTCTGACCAAGGTTGGCAATGTCTTGCAGGTAGTTCGTGTAAAACTCTGGAGCCGTCTGTTGGTCTTCCGTCGTCTTGGTAATCGGGGGTAGTGGGTCACCCTGAAATAAGCCAGCCATTATCTTGCTCCTTTGAGATACGAGGTTAGCACTTTTGTCTTGGGCGGTATTTTATTGATGGGTGCTGACCGCTTGTGGGCGCGGATGTTCTCGCGGAACCTGTCCAAAGCCTGTGCGCCTGCCTTGGTCGAGCCATTGCCAATCTGCGCAACAAGTTCAGAATCAAGCACATACTCGCCATCCGCAAGCATCGCCGGGATGTCGTCAGACTGGCCGTCACCAGCGCCATGTACCGCAGAACCACGGCGGAAGTCCATGCGGCCCTGAGTCATTGGCACGTTGGAAGCGTGAGACAACCCACCCCTTCGCATTTGGGGAGGCATCATCCCCTGCTGGGGCATACCCTGCGGAGCCTGCTGTGGCATTTGCGGCGGCATCTGCTGTTGCATTTGCTGAGGAGGTTTCTGTTGACCAACCTGAGTCATCATCTCTGGCGGGTTCATGGGGGGCTGTGGGCGCATTCCCAAGTTTGCCAAGATGTCCGCAGGTTGCCCAAAGGTGTAGTACGAGGACACAGGGGTCGACATAGAGGACAGACCGCCAGAGGCCATTTCTTCGGCGGCAACCTCATCGTCGGCGGCAACTTCTTCGTAGCCGTAGTCGCCTTCGTTCACCGGGTTGTAGCCGGGGGCATTCAGGTTCTTCAGCAACTCTGCGTTTGGCGTGTAGTCGTCGCCACTTGTGCCGTAGTCATCGTAGCCAACAAAGTTGGTTGGGCCAATCCCAAAGTCAGTGGTACGCGGGTTGATAGCGCCGACCTGAGACATATCAAAACCTTGATACTGCTCACCGCCGCCAAAATCATTGCCAAGCAAAGAAGCCACCAAAGCGCCAGCGCCAGCCGCTGGAAGTACGCCAGTTATTTTTGCAAGCGTTTCGTCGCTTACGCCAGTTAAATTTTGGAAGCCTTTCGATACGGTATTTCCTATATTGTCGAAGGAAAAAGGATTGCCACTGGTCGCCACGGCTTTGGTGGTGACGTTAGGGTCATAGGCCGTGCCGTATTCTGGGTCAACAAAAGTCTCTTCTGAGCCGTCGCTGTAGTATTGAGTGTAGGTTCCGTTTTGATTGTCAACAGAATCAATGACGGTCACATCATCAACTGCTGTATCGTATGCAACAGAGGACGCAACGGGATACGGGTCTTCAAGAGTGCTAGATATTTCATTCCCGTTATAATCTACGGTGACATAACCTCGATTTTCATCGTAATAAGTGTAGGAATTGTCGCCGTTATCGGTGTACTGGACATCGCTACGGAATACATCGCCACCGGGTGCGTAGCCTGCTACTCCGCCTTTGTTCATCATAGTCATCAAGCCTCCGCGTTTTGCATACTCTTCACCAGAATAATCCGTGTAGTCGTTGTAGTCTAAGTAGCCGCTATTGTCTACGTACTCATCGCTGCCAGAGTAATCTGTGTAATCGTTGTAATCTAAATAGCCGCCACTGTCTGCGGAATTAGTGACGCCAGAGTAATCAATGTCGTCTGGATAATTGGTGTAGTCGCCGTAGTCAAACTCAGTAGTCCACTCGTTGTCATCACCCAGTGTATACACCGCACCAGTGTCTGGGTCTGTGTAGGAGTTGTATTCCGCAGCACTACTGTCGTCCGTATAGGCGTCTGTATATTCAGAGCCGTCAGAGTAGTACGCCAAATCGTACCCACCATCATCATTTATGGTGTAGTAATTTCCCTCGCCGTCTTGGAAGTATTGTGTATCCTCAGAACTTTCACTGACTCCGTCGCCGATGGTTGTATCAATTGTTTCGCCATCTTCTCCAACAACGCCATTGGTTGAATCAATTGCTGCATCATCTTCGCCGCCGCCTGTGCCAGTTGTAAAGGTTGCTCCCTCATCAACTTTAATTTTGCCGTCAGTATCAGTAGAGTACAAAACCGAGTTGTCCTCCATGCTGAATGTCAAAGAAGAGCCGTCATCATCATTCATGGTGTAAGTTCCATCACCATTGTCAATAGCGCCAGCAGGCAACCCTAAAGATTCATCAGCGGGCGTGCCTTTATACAAATCTGTTACCGAAGCAGTGTCTTCCGTAACAGGCTTGGTGACCGAAGTGATTGGTGGAGGTTTTACAACTGGGGGTTTGACAACAGGAGGTTTTACATCTGGACGTTTTATAACGGGTGGCTTGACAGGAGGTTTGACAGGAGGTTTGACAACCGTGGGCTTGCCAGTAATCTTGTCGATGATTAGCTTTGTTCCAGCACCAATTGTCGCGCCCGTGATCGCGTTAACTAGGGTGCTTATGGCTGGGTTTGGCTTTGTAACGACAGGCTTGACTACAGACGTGGGAGTCGTCTTTGTCGTAATTACAGGCTTTGTCGTAGTTACAGGTTTTGTTGTAACAACGGGCTTGGTTGTGATTACGGGCTTGGTTGTACCTGTTGTTGTGACTACAGGCTTGGTGGTTACTGGCTTTGTGGTTACTGGCTTTGTGGTGACGACTGGCTTGGTCGTTACAGGTCTAGTGCTTGCTGATGGCTTGGTCGTAATCTGTTTTGACGTTAGGGCAGGCTTGGCTGTAGAAGCCAGCGTAGGTTTAGTTGCAGAGACTGTGCTGGGCCTCGTAGTTGCCGCAGTCGTTGGCCTTGTAGTTGCCGCAGGGGTTGGCTGCGTAATCGCAGCAGGGGTGGGCCTTGTAATCGCCCCAGATGCTGGTCGATTGGCCGAAATGTTTGAAGTCAGAGCGGGTGATCTGCCAGAAACTGCTGCCCGATTAGAACCGCCGTCAGAAGTCATTGAGCCAGAAGTTCGACCAGTCAATGAAGGACGGTCGTTCAAATTGCTGATGACGCTTTTCAGTGGCGCAACGTCAAAATCTTTAGCCTCTGGAAGTTGCTTGGTTGATGTGCGTTTTTTTAGAATCGCCATTTTTATCCTGCCTTTTTAACCAGTGAGGTCAAGCCTGCAATGTTGCTCACAGGGCTTAGTTTTGAGGTGCTTGCCAAAGTTTTAGCTGGGCCAACCGCTGTTGGTTTTTTGATTGGAACCGCTTTTTGAATCGGTATCAATTTAGACACATCCATCCTTGCCGGGGGCTTGGCAACCGCTGGCCTGATGCTTGCTGACCGCAAGCCGCCAACAGGTCTAGCCGCTGCTGGTTTTCTGTTCAAGGATGACTTGATTAAGCTACCAATAGTAGAAATCACAGGTTTTGCAATGTCAATGGCTTTTATGCCTAAAGACGGGGCTATTTTTTCTTGAGGTGTTTCCGTTGAAACTGCATTCAATCCACCAATAGGCTGTTCTTCTGTTTCGTCTTTTGTTGACGGATTGATAAGCAAGTTTTCAGCAATTGCAGCATCAGGCAGAACTGCACCCTCTTGGGTTTCAACGGTTGGTAAAAATTGCGCCATGTCCGACATGGAAGCCAATGCACCCGAAGGTACTGTTTCATCTGGCGAAGAAGTAATCAAATTTTCAGAAACTGGAGCGACAACTTCGCTTCCTTGATTTTCAGACAAATTTATTGGCTGCAATGTCTCTGATACAGATGCCAATGCACCAGTTGGCACGCCAGTTACAACGTCTTCTTCTGGGTAATTATTTGCAATATCTACAACATCACTTGGAAGATTTGTTGCCGTATCGGCCACCACAGCATCACCAGTAGTTGCGCCTGTTGCGGCGATTAAATCTTTGAAATCAGCCGTTGTTTCGCCAGCAGGTACTTCAGAAACTATCGTGTCTGCTGCTGTGCTTACAGTGTCTGCTGTACCCGCTGTTTCTGTTGTACCTGCCGTACCCGCTGTACTTGTCGTACTCGCTGTGTCTGTTCCACTTGTTCCACTTGTTCCACTGGTTGAACCTGTTGAACTTGTTGAACCTGTTGTGCCTGCTTGTGCTGCGTTGTAGGCTTGTAAATCACCGCCGTACTGCATATACGTTGCAAAATCAGAAAACCCGGCGTTGGTTGCCGTCTGCAAGTTTATGGCGTCTGTGTCTACAGTTGCAGGTGCTGCATCGGTACTTGTCACAATATTGTTTAGCGAGTCAACAGCGCCCTCAGTTAAACTGATAGCGCCATTACTGAACCCGTCCATTACCGCCGTTATGCCTGCATTAATTGCGGCGTTGGTCATGGCTGTAGTTCCATCACCAGTTAGAATTGTGCCAACAATACCTGCCTTTATGACACTGACGGCTTCAACAGGTAATTCATTTATAGACAAGCCAGAAATAATTTTATCTGCGCCAACATTTGCAACGCCGCTTGCTAAAGAAGTAACAAAAGAATCGCCAATATTCCCACCCGTCAGACCAGTTTTACCAGCCGATACAACAGCGTTTGTGATGATGTTTGTTGCCGTTGTATTTCCAACAACTTCTTGCACTACGCTGCTAATTCCGGGAGTAAAAGAGGCTCCTGCAACACTTAGCACCGCATTGGTTAATGCTTTTTCAACAGGCACACCTGTTGCCAGTTGAATACCAGTATTCAATATCGTGCTGCCAACTGTGGTTGCAAAGGCGGTTGCTGCTGTCCCCGCAGCCGCTGCTCCCGCTGCGGTAGCGCCACCCGCCAAAGCCGCCGCTGATGCTGCTGAGGCGCTAGTGACTAAACCAGAACTGACTAGAGATTGCCCAATAGCGGTTGCTACACCGGGGGCTAATACATTGATGGCTAACGCCACTATAAGCGGGGCGTTTTTAGATAGACCTAAATCAGAATCTAATTGTGCCAGTGAGTTAGATAATTCGTTGATAAACCCACTGGGACTGGTGTTTATTATTCCGGTGTAATTGCCTTGAGCGTCATAGGTGTGTGAATATCCTTTGGTTCCCGTTGGCGCAAAGTATCCAGCTAGGGCAAGTGGTGAGTACGATGCGGCTTCAACTTCGTCGCCTTGATATAACCTAGCCGCAACATCTCCCCCGGTATAAATAGGTGTACCACCAAAAGTTTTGGCAAATGTTGTGGATTTATTTTGGAGACTTGCATCCGCTTGCCTTTGGTTTGCCAAAGACGTTGCAGCCGCCAATTTTTGATTTTGTTCATCAAGATACGCTTGAGTGTTAGGCACTTCAACGTAGTAACTGCCCTCTTGATTTTCTCGTAATTCTTGATGCGTGCCTGTTATAGCGGGAGCATAGCCATATTGTGGTTTTGGTCTGTCTTCAGGTCTGTCTTCAAAATCAATTGGCTTAGATTTGGGTACAGGCGGCGTTTCCTGTATGGGATAACTTGTATCAACAGGGTCGATGGGATAGTTTGTATCAACAGGATCGGTGTTGACCATCACGGAAAGAGGAGCAGGCGAAGGAGGAGCAGGCGCTGGATCAACACGGAACTGTGATTGAGTTACACCGTAACGCTCCAATCCCGCAGCAATGTCGGCATCGCTAAAACCTTGCGCTTTTGACGCTGCAATTGCTTCTTGGATTTGACTTGCGGTGTAATTCATGGTGCAATCTTTGTTTTGAATGTGAGATAAATAATACTAGTCAAAGTTATCCAGAAGATGCATCCGTTGGCTGATTAACAGCGCCGACTAAAGCTGTTGCCCAATCTTGCCAGTTTTCAAAAATATACGGGCCGGGGATACCCTCGTTTACAAAAATGTCGATTGCTTTTAAACCCGCCGCCCACTCTTTCCAACCCTCTTCAGAGGTGTTCATTGATAGCTGTTGCGCCGCATACGCCTCGCACATCAGGCTCGACCACGAGTCCCATGTATGATACCGAGGGTCGTATACGAGCGCAAGCGCCATGTTAGCTTCCGTATGGTCTGGAGTCGCCCAAAGTAACCGTGAGCAAAACCTTACCCATTTGGTAATCACCACCCTGTACGTTGCTCTTGAAAATCAAACGTATTTCTCGCCTTTGCTGGCGCATATCAATCTTGCCTGTGTCCGGGCCAAACACATAAGGGTCAGACGTAACATCAGCAGACTGAGCGTAAGGTCGACCCGTGATTTGGAACGTCATCTCTTCTTGCTGGATAAAGTCAGGCTCCACCCGCTCCAAGTTCAGCCAGAAGTTGTCACCCACGGGAGAAGTCTGAGCAGGCCCACCAGCCACAAAACCCAAGTCACTTGTCTGGAAAAAACTCTCAATGGCGTTGGCCTCTTCGTTGATGATCTCATCCGTTCCAATTTCGTGCTGCCACAAAATAACTTGACCAGCCACAGTCTCAAAGTTTGCGGTCTCAATCAATGTTGCCGTTGAGTTTGCAGACAAGGTCAAACTCAAACCAGCAAACGACATGGCTCCCGATACAGCCCCGCTGTTAGCCACGGACAGCGTGATAGTCGTCCCCGCAATGAGGGTCACAACAGCGCCCACACCAACGCCAGTTCCAACAACGGATTGATTTTTTACAATCCCGGTTGCGCTGCTGACCACAATTGTGAATGCAGCAGAACTTCCAGTTGCTGTGGGTGATGCCGCATTGGGTGTAATCAAAGACACCAATGCACCCGAAGGAACGCTGGCAGACACAACCTCTTGACCAACAGCAACCAAGTTGTTGGGAGCAATTGTGATGACGGCACTTGCATTCGTTGTTGAAATCGATGCCGTAAAAATTATCTCTTGCTCACTCAGTGTTGCGCCAGCATTGATGGGGTAATGAAACACTTGTGAGAAGTAGCCAGCAGTGCGACGAGCGCCCAACGCCTCACCAGCGTCATACCAGCAGTCTTCTCGCACGTTGTAGATGATGCAGTCATTGCACTCCTCTGAGTTGCCAGAGGGAAAGAACCACCAAATTTCGCCAAAGCGAGGAACCTTGTTGACAAAGACCTTTTGCTGTTGCGCGTAGTTCAGGTTGTCAAAAAAGTAGTTCTGGTTGAACGTGTTTTTAATTTCTTTGACCACGCCGTTGTACATCAAGAATCGGTCAACACCAATCCAATAGTAGATGCCGTCATATTCAATGACACACTGGCTGGAGAGAATAGAAGACTGGCTGGAGATGATGTCATAGCGCCAGTAGAAGGTTTGGGGGACTGAGGCGACCGTAATCGTGGTGGGGCTGTAGGACACACGAATCAGTGAATCAAGCGCCCAGAACAGCCCAGAGGGCGCGTTAGAGCCACCTCGCACTGGCAAGCCCTTGACAATCTTTGTAGAGGCCACATTGACCTCGTTGGAGTCTGGCCCGTTCCAATCAAATGGGTCTCCAGCAACACAATTCTTGATGAGGCCATTGTCGCCATACACAAAAACGTAAGGGTGCAAAACGCATACGCCGCCAGCAACTTCAATGACATCGCCTGTTGGGGTTGTGCCAGTAGTGTCCGTAAGCGGAGACAGGACTGTGCCATTGATGTCCCCAGCCAAAACCGGGGTCACCGTCGTCTGGTCAATCTGCTCTAAGTTTTGACCGGGATGCGCCAACAGCAACTGGTTCCCAGAACCCTGAGCGTCAAACGTAGAGTCAAACTGCCACAGGTTCAAATCGCTTTCCGTAAAGCCATCATTGATTGTTGCCACATTGATTGAGAAACCGCTGCCCGTGCCGCCAATGCTTGCGGCGGTTGCGCTCAACGTGTTGCCAACCACATACCCGTTGCCAGCCATTGTCAGCGTGACTGTCGTCACCGTTGCGCCAGCCACCACAATCGTTGCCTTTGCACCAGAGCCAGAGCCACCAGTCAGGGTCACGTTGGTGTATGTGCCGTTGGTGTACAGCGTGCCGCCCACCAAGGTGTTAAGCGT